CACCATCACCACGCCTTGATGCCATAGTAACTCTACCACCGCGCTTCATTCCATACATATCATTTACATTGCCAATAGCTGAATCATCTTCTGAAAATGTCTTTAGCTTGCGGCCATTTAATGCCGCGCTAGCTGGTGCTTGTAATGCCTGTGGTGCAAATGATGCTAAATCTATTACAGGGGCAACCGCCCTTGCTTGAAACTTTCTTCCTGGATTTATATCCAGTACGGGAACCACTTGCTTTTGCTGATCTACCTTAGGTGCATTTGCTTTCTTTATTGCTGCATCTGTAATTTGCTTCTGTTTATTTATTACTAAATCTGCAGCTAACTTTGCTGCTGCATCTGACTCAGCCTTAGCTCCACAAGATGTACCATAAGATTTTTCACAACCCAGCTCCCTATCATACTCAGCATTTACTTGCGCCTCACAATTTATTGAAGCTTGAGTCTGACGCCCACCTCTCCCATAGTATTGATCACAATTATACCTTCTGAGTATTCCATAGTAGTCTGCCACTAGACCATCCGTCCTTTAGTCTTGCCGCGCTGAGCTATCCCATCTCCTCTGCGTGAGGCTGATGACCTTACAGATCCACCCTTAGCCATCTTAACAGTGCCGCCCTTAGCTTTACCCTTAATTAGATCCTTGAGCTTCTCATAGCCCTTCTTTAGGGTGTCCATATCTATTCTATCATCACCCATTCCAGATTTTGTAGTAGGAGCGTTCTCTTCTTTCTTTCTATTCTTAGCATCCTCATGCGCCCGCTTCTCTTCCTTTGTTAGCCCACCTTCATTCATCTGGGTAGGCTGTAGAGCTGCCATAGGCTGCATAGGCTGTGATGCTGGCTGGATATTGCCATTAGGAGCTGTATTGTTTGGCGTTAGCTGATTGCCATAGAAAGGATATGTAGGGGGAGTTGGATATCCCGTACCGCCACCATCTGCCATTTTCTTAGTTTTCATGATTTATCCGTAGAATACAGTTACGCCAGTAGCACCAGACGTAGATAAATATATACCATTAAGCGCAAGAATGCCCTCACCAGGAATCAATATTGTTTGTACATTGCCTGCTGCATTACCATCCGCTGCCATTAGGAAACGCTGGGCATACACACAAGCTGTACCAGCATTAATCGTACCAGTGTTTACGTCCGTTACTGTGAATGTATTTGCGTTTAGAACAGAAATTACATAGTTACCAGCCCGTGACCATTTTCAGTAACTGTAATTAGCGTACCATCGCGCTCATAAGTAGCAGTAACAGGGACGGTAGCGGTATCCCAGAGCGTAATTGCTGATGCCCCAGAAGACACTGTCATTAATCCTTTAAGTCTAGTTCTTCCTATGAGGAAAAACCCAGCAACATTTAAGTGCCCTGACTTTACGTCATATTGCATACTCATAATTAATCTCCTTTATCCGGCTCTTGAGCATCCAGTCTTTCAACTAATGCCTTATAGCCATCAATAGCACCTTGAGCAGCGGTAACAAAACTTGACGCTTGATTACGCTCTGCCACAAGGCGCTCTATCTCTGACAACAAAAATGGTTTAGTGATTTCCACTATGCTGCGTCAGATACCATTAAGTAGTAAGGAGTGCTGCCAACTACGATTTTGATTGTATGTGACACAGCAGCAGAACTCTGAGCTGGGACCATTGCCACTGGCAGGTTAAATAGATTTGATAACCCTGTACCAGCGCCACTGTTTGTGAATCTAATCCAAGAGGCGGTTGCTGGCAACGTAGCAGCAGTGCCTACATCAGAATCAGCTTGAATAGCCGCAATGGTACCGCCTGGAGCAACACTTGCTGCCAAACCTAATGTAGCGCGTAAAGCATTGCCAGCACCTGAAATAGAGCCGCCTGCGTTTACAGACATAGAAATGTGTGCGCCATTCGTTGTTTGACCTGCGCCTTGGGCAGCAGATACAACTGAGAAAGCCCTGAGTGTTTCACCTGCGCCAGCACCAGTAAAGGTTAGCTTTTCATATACAAGCCGCGTATCACCTGATGCTGCAGAGGTTGTTGCAATTGTAGAGTTGATGTTTTGTGCGGTTGTTACTGAGACAGGACTAGCTGCGGTTCCAGTAATAAATCCATTATTAGATGTAACTGGACCCGAAAAGGTTGTTGATGCCATGATATATTTCCTTTGTGTTATAGCACATATGCCCATACAGTCTCTATAACGTCTGCCAAGCCAGTCTGTATGAGTCGGGGTTCTTGGGTTACTTATGTTTTATCACTTTATATGAGGGGTGTCAACTACCTTTATGCGTGCCTCCATCATCTTTGTCCTAGCCTTAGGATCACTCCATTTTGCCTTTAACTCTGCTGATTTCTTATCCCCGCGTATAGCCGCTCCACACGCAGGACAGCCACTACCCTTGCGAAGCTGTGCGGCATATTGAGAAAACACACCATGCTTATGGCACACGCATCCAGTTATACGATTTAATGCCCCTGTATACACTGCATTAGTAAAGTCATATCTATCTTTAACCTCTTGTGGAAACTTATCAATTACAGCATCAAATGCATTTATCTCCTGCCTAGCTGAATGTTTACGCATGTTAGCCCTAGCTCTCTCCAGTCCTTCAGGTGTATATACACGGGCCGCTTTCTTTACCCCGCGCTGAGAGTCACCTATTTTCTTGCGTGTGGCTGCATCCCTAGTTTTCCCTAACCATGCGCGAGTAGGGTTTGCTAGCTTCTTCTCTCTAATTATTTGTTTAGTTGCTTCAGTATGTTTCTTACCCAACCTGGGATCATCCTGCGCGTGCCGTGCATTGCGTATAAGCTGCTTAGTTGCTTCAGCCATTTGTTTTCCATAGTTAGGGTGGTCTTCCTTATTTCCACCCCGCCAAGGAGCCCCAGAGCGCATACCGTGGTTATAACATTCTGGCTTTCCTACCCACTCAGTAAGCCAAACATCCTCTGCTTCCTGCAATGATGCATCTTCAGGGATTATCTCTATAACATGAAATATAAAGGCATCTTCACCATACTTATTCCAAGCGGCCTGCAGATGTTTTGTGTGATGTTTGTTGTTACGCAGTTTATTTCTATGGGTTCTAAACCTTTCATACTGGTTGTTGGTACTACCTATATAGAACTTATTATTTACAGAGTTAATAATCTTGTATATCACTGACTGTTTCATTTAATGTCTCCTATAAGAACGTGATAGGTATAATAACACTATACAAACATTTGTCAATGACAATAAAAAACCCCACGTCTTAGGTGGGGTTAGTGTTGCTAAGTACTTGTTTCTATTACTAAGCCCCAGCTGAGCCAAACATACCCAGAGGGTCAGACCATCCAAAGCTGTAACGCTCACGGCTCTTGTAGCGGACGTTGCCTGTGTCAAAATCACCATCCATTGACTGTTGCAGGGGTGAACGCTCAAAGTGCTTCATACCGTTAGGTACATCTGTGGTCAGGAACCATGCATTGGTGTCAGTCAAGAAGTGATTGATACAGTAGCCTTCAGGTATCGAACCATTGTTCTTGATAGCATTGATGTCATTGTCAGCTGTACCAACGCGGAGGGAAGTCTCCAACAGACGGGTAGCAACGAACTGCAGTGAAGGCGGAACCACCAACTTGCGTGGGCGGCTAGCGATCAACAGGCTACGTTCATCAGTCCACAGTGAGATTTGAATAACAGCGGCTTCCAGGGAAGTCTCATTCAAGTCAGCTGGGGTTGAAGGAATGTTGCTGTTAACGCCACCAGACACTAAAGGATGGTTATTTGCAAACAGGGCCACTCCATCACCACCTGGGTAGGAGGCTGAGAAGCCGTTGTTTAGCGTGTTAGCAGCCTTAACTTGCTTGGTGTAGCTCATAGCACGAGCCAAAGCCTTTGTGTAACGCGCTGATAAAGAATCATAGAGGTTATCCTCAATTGCTTCTTCAGTCAGTGAGAAACCAAGTGCAATAGTTTCATGGTTGTAGCGTGCGGTCCAAGCTTCTTGACCGTTGTCATAAGCGATGGCAGAGCCTTCATTCTTGACAGGTGCGGCTGAGAATCCAGACAGTTTTGTTTCTTCTTCAAAAGAACGCTCAGAAGTCTCAGTCTCATAGATTTCTTTGTGTTCTTCACCATAACGAGCGTACTCCAAACCGAACAATGCATTCAGTCCTGGGAGCAACTCTTTCAGTAGTTGT